TGCTTGAGTTCTTCCAGACAAACCTAAAGGGTAAGAACCACAGATCTATTTACATTCCTCTTCCAGCAGATGACGATGGCAACAAGGTTGAGTTCAAGATGGAAGCTGTTGAGGCGGACGTACAAGACTCATCATTTAACAAGTATCGTCAACAGAACAGAGATGAAATTTTAATTGCACATAGAACACCAATTTCTAAGTTGGGTCTGCCAGAGGGAATTTCCCTTGCAGCAGCTAAAGATGCAGATAAGACATTTAAGGAGCAGGTTGCTAGACCAGCTCAAAGAAATCTAGAAAAGAAACTTAACCGTTTGATTGCTGAATTCACAGACGCTTTTGTTTTGAAGTTTAATGAACTTACACTCACAGACGAGGATACACAGTCCAAGATTGATGAGCGTTACCTACGAATGAAGACCATTGTGCCTAATGAAGTTCGTGCAAGACTGGGTATGCCAGGCCTGCCAGGAGGAGATTCGCCCGTACAGTTAACAGGACAGCAAGCTGCTGACCAAACTGCAAGAGGAACAGGAAATCGCAGAAGAGATCAAGAAAGAACTGCTGAAGCTACTGATTCCAATGGAGCGGCAAGAAATCCTCAAGGTGAGGGTCGAGTTACGCCCTGATTTTGCATTACTAACAAATAGTTGATAAAATTAGTGTTGCTATGGAGATAAAAAAGGCAAACTGGTATTCTGATGGAGACAGCCTCCGTCTTTCAATGCCTATCGCAAAAGTCGATAAGGAAAAGCGCATCGTATCAGGATTTGCGACCCTAGACAATATCGATCAACACGGAGACATCGTTTCCGCAGATGCTTCTGCTTCTGCGTTTGAGCGCTTCCGTGGAAATATTCGTGAGATGCACCAACCGCTTGCAGTAGGCAAGATGGTTTCATTCCGCAAGGAAAAGTTATTTGATAAAGCAACTGGAAAAGAGTACAGCGGAGTTTTTGTTAACGCATACGTTTCAAAGGGTGCACAAGATACATGGGAGAAAGTTCTTGATGGAACTCTTTCAGGATTTTCAATCGGCGGGAATATTACAAAGACAATCGATGAGTATAACTCAGCACTAGATAAGTCAATTCGTGTTATTAAAGAATACGACCTAACAGAACTTTCATTAGTAGATAATCCAGCAAATCAACTTTCAAATATTGTTTCTATTCAAAAGACCGCTGATGGGACAGTGCTCAAGGGAATTGCAACAGAAACACAAGTTGAAAATGTTTTCTATGATAAGGAAACAGATGAAGTTTATCTATCAACAGAATCAGAATTTACATCACCAACTACAAATACTAATTTAGAATTAATTGGTTGGGTAGAAACAGCAGACACCAACAAGTCTGTCGAAATTAAGAGAATCCTTGACTCATACAAGCAGTCTAAGGTACAGCCTGATCTTGCAAAGCAGGTTGAAGAAAATCAAGACACAGAAGGAGGTGTTACTGTGGCAGAAGATACAACAATTACCGTTGAAGAGACTCCAGCTGAGCAAGTTGCTCTAGTTGAGGAAGTCACAGAAACGGACCTCGCTAAGTCTGCTGATGCGGAAGCACCAGCAACCGAAGAGGCACCACAGGCAGATGCTGAAACAGCACCTGCAGCCGTTGAAGAAGAAGCCGCTGACATTTCCGAAGTCGAAGTTGAAGAAACTGACTTTGCAAAAATGTTTGATGAAATGAAAAGCTTCATCTCAACAGAAATTAGTAAGACTGCAACAGCTGAGGCTGTTTCAGGACTAGCAGCACAGGTTGATCAGAAAATTGCTGAAGTAACCAACAAATATAATGAACTCGCAGAGGTTGTCAACAATATTAAGTCAACTATCTCAGGCGTCGAAAAGAGGGTCGACGGAGTAGAGAAAGATACTGCGATTCGCAAGTCTTCTGATCTGGACGGGTCAGATGTAACAATACAAAAAACAAACAGCAAGTGGGGCGGGCATTTCCTCAGCGTCCGCAACATTTAATTTATAAAAACAACGGAGGTGAAAATAAATAAATGAGCGATATTCTACAAAAAGTAGTTGATACTACAAACGTTGGATCAGGAAATGGTGGTCTTCTAAACACAGACCAGGCTAACCGATTCATCGATTACATGTTCGATGCTACAATTCTTGCCCGTGCAGCTCGTACAGTTCGCATGCGTTCTAACACAGCAGACATTGACAAGGTTGGAGTTGGTACTAGACTAATGACAGTAGCTACTGAAGCAACCCAAACAGGTGCTAATGCAGCAGTTACATTCTCCAAGATTTCTCTTACCACTAAGAAGCTACGTCTTGACTGGGAACTTTCAAGCGAAGCTCTTGAAGATAACATCGAGGGTGCTGATCTTGAGGATCACATTGCTCGCCTAATGGCAACTCAGGCAGGTAACGACATCGAAGATCTTTTGATCAATGGTGTTGGTACAGGTTCTGGTTTGATGTCAGCGTTTAAGGGATTCCGTGCACTTGCACTTGAGTCAGCAAACGTTGTAAACGCAGGCGGTGCAGTAATCTCTAAGGCAGTATTCAACAATGCAATCAAGGCTATGCCACGTAAGTACAAGCAACGCCGTAACGAACTTAAGTTCTTTACAGGTTCAAACCTAGTGCAGGATTATCTATACAACTTGACAACAATCGGTCAGGGTGGAACTCCAGAAGACATTGCATCTTCAATTCTTCGTGGAAATCCAAACGGACCAGCTGGTGCTCCAGGTGGTGTAATTCCATTCGCATTCGGTATTCCAGTAGTTGAAGTTCCTCTAATCGATGAGACTAGAGACGGAGACTACTCAGGTGCTACAGGCGACCACGGAGATATCCATCTTACATTCGCTAACAACCTAGTTGTTGGTGTTAAGCGTGAGATTCAGGTATACCGTGAATTCAAGCCAAAGAAGGATACAATCGAGTACACAATGTTCGTAAGAACAGGATGTGCAATCGAAAATCCTGAAGCTTTTGTTGTGGTTAAGAACGTAAAGGTTTCAGCCTAACAAATTTAACAACTAAATAGTCTGAAGGGGAGCTCCGAAAGGGGTTCCCCTTTAGTCATATGGGTGCTATAATTAGAAGGAAAAGACTGAGAGGAGAATAAATGTCTTTTAATAATTTGAAGCTTGAGGAGCTTCGTAAGGTCGCAGAAACATTTGCGGTAGATCACGAGTCAGCAAAGAACAAGGCAGACCTAATTGCCCTACTCGCAGAAGAGGGTGTAAGCTACGAAATGTATAATAGTTTTGTTAACGCCGAAAAGGTCGAAGCGGAAGTAGAAGAAAAGAAAACACTTGGATCAAAGCCAAATACCGAACTCAAGGGTGGCCAGGTCCTAGTAAAGATGGAAAGAATGAACCCAAGATATGATGTAAATGCATTCACATTTACAAAAGAAAATCCATTTATCGTAATGTCTGAGAAAGACGCACAGGAGATTTTTGACACACAGGAAGGTTTCAGACTTGCCACTCCCAAGGAGGTACAGGAGTTTTACTCCTAATTAATTAAATGGAGTTATACACAGGTAGGACCCAAAAGGTATATCTTGATGTTTATGTTAGCGATGAGCTCAGGGACACAGATTCATTACCACAGGTCAATATTTACGATTTAAACACAGACGTTCTTATTGTTGCTGGAACAGCAGCCAAAGAGTCTGATGATGAAGGTCACTACAGCTTTGTAGTTAGAGATGACTTTGTAATGACAGACAAGATGATTAAGGTTGTCTGGACTTACTCTGTAGACTTCAATCAGATGACTACTGTGGACGCTTACCATGTTGTAACTCCATACCTTTCTATTCATGACGTATATACCAAGCTACACTTTGGCCGTGAGCCAGGGGATGCTAATTATGTACCATATCATGAGGTTAGAGAAGCAGAGAAGTTTGCAAGATTTATGATAGAGAACTTTACTGGAGTAAATTTTGGAAAGCAGGAAAAGACAGTCTCTGCATACGGACAAGACGCAGACGTATTATTTTTAGGAGAAAGAATTATATCTTACTCTGTTATAAAGGAAAATAATAAGCTTGCTATTGATACCGTAAATTCAATTAACAATTTTAATTTTGCAGTAAATATTACAGAAACAAACCATGCTCTTAGAATTTATTCTGAAGAAGACATTAACGAGGGCGGGATGAAGGATATTGTTTATCCGCACTACGGTAGCTTTGTCCAAGGATACAAGTATGACATTACTGGAGTATTCGGATGGAAGGCTGTTCCAGAAAAGGTTCAGGCTGGAGCGCTTATGTTAGTAAGAGATTATTTTAGTAAGGATCACATTTGGAGATCCAGATTTGTTCAAAGCGTATCATACGGAGACACAGATATGGAATTTTCCAAGCTAGCGTTCAGAGGGACTGGTAATTTTTATGTGGACAAGCTCCTTGAAGAGTATAAGTCCACAAATATGGCGGTAATCTAATGCTTGGTTCATACTCAGTAGAAGCCAAGTACGCAATGCTTGCAGACGTTTATCGTGTACAGCAAAAGCGTGATGAGAACACTGGAGAAATTAAAAGACAGTGGATATATGCTGAAACTATTTCATGCTTAGCTAAGTCGATTATTTCATCTGGCGTCCGCACTCCGTCAAACGATAGGACTATTGATAATAGATATATTATTGAAGAGATTATTAAGATCAACACGGTAGAAAAGCTTTCTAGAAACTCTAAGATAACAAACATTAGAGATCTAAACGGACTAGTTCTTTGGGAAGAGGCAGAGGTTCTAAATAATCCTCCCACCATGTTCTCAATAGTTGGTTCTACTCCAATCGTGGATGCTTTTGGTCAAATACTCGAATACGAGACAACATTACAGAGAAGCGAGATTCAGGATGCCCTCTCTTAAAGTAATTACAAATGCTTCGGATACTATTGGAAACGCTATGGCTTATGTCGAAGGCGTTGCTAAGTCTACTAGAACATATGAAGTTGATCAGGCTATAGGTCAGGCAGTTACAGCAATAGCAGAAAAATCATTAGCAGCATTTATCGATACCGAAGCTAGACTTAGCCCAAAGTCCCTACACCATGTTTATGAATGGGGAAGAGTCGGTACACCGCTAGGAAGACTGTGGAAAGTAACTGGTCAGTATAAGGCGGGAGCCATTGTTTTGTCATCTGAGTTTAAGCAGTCACGCACTTATGTTCCAATCAAAAACGGTACAGTAAGAAGACATAAGTTTACATACAAGGCTGATGTTATGGAGAAAGGGCAAACTGTAAGAATTACAGCAAAGAACGCACAAGCGCTTTTCTTTTATTCTAATGATGGAACTCCAGTTTTTATTCCAAAGGGGAGATTTGTTACAGTAAGAACCCCTGGAGGAAGAGAAGTTAAGGGAGCATATCAAAAAACAATGTTTAGATTTATTAACTCTGCTAGATTAAATGCTGATATGGCAAAGTCACCTTTATTCAAAGAGATCGAAAGAGCACAAGCCCTTGCTGGAATGCAGATGCCTAGATCAGTAGCAGGAAAGAATTCTAGAAGATCATTCCAATCACTTGGCGAAGCTAATGCTTCTAAGAATATTAGACAAGTGGCAAGATCATACGAGAAAGCGAAGCGTGATGTAAATGGCTGATTATAGCAAGACGGCTCTTACCAACGTACTAAAGGTTTTGTGGCGGGAACTTAAGGATAGCTCAGTGCTTAATCCTAATGACTATCCTCCTATATATAGAGACCCATTTGGTCCAATATTTTCTGTCCAGCAGAGTGGACAAAGAGAGCAGTTCATTAAGGCAGACGCTCCATATATTGTCTATGACTACGATATCGTAGGATATGACACTGATTGGGTTATTTGCCAAGACAGATTAACATTTAAGATTTATTCAACAACATTAACAGAGACAATCAAAATCATGAATGTCATGTTAGACCTATTTAGAAGATTCGACGAATCGGCTAAGACGGTAAATGAGTATGTGAAGGACATAGATCCAACCAGCCCATTTGCCTACAAATACTTTTCCCTTACTGAGGCAAACTCGCCTAACCCAGCTTCTGAGCTGCAGGGCGAACTAGAGGCTGATCTAGCCATAGTATATTCTTACACTAGGGATTTAAATTCGGAAGGAAGATTTGCCTAATAACCCCAGTTCAAGTATTATTGGATTTGAGGAAATGCCGCAAAACTTATATCCTAAAAAAAGGAGGAGGTGAAATAAATAAATGGCAACAAACGTTCGTAATATTATTATCGGTGCAGCAAGAATTTTCATTTCTGCAAAAGATTCAACATCAAACGACTGGTCTGACTCATATCAGGACGGTCTAGATCCATTCGCAGTAGCGCAACAGCCTACTGGATCATACGTATCAGACGCTAACTTTGGTACAGGTAAGGTTTTGGATTCAACAAAGTGGAAAGACGTCGGATTTACATCTGAAGGTCTTGAAGTTATGTATGAACCAACATATGGTGAGGTAGAAGTAGACCAGCAGCTCGACGTTGCGAAGCTTTTCAAGTCTTCACAGCGTGTTATGCTTCGTACAACTCTTACAGAAGGTACACTTCGCAATATGATGGTGGTCTTTGGTGAGAAAGAAGCAAATCTTAAGTCTTATGACAGCGTAGCTGACTCCCGTCTTGATCTCTCAGTAGGTGCTCTTAACGAAGAGCCAACAGAGCGTCAATTCATCGCAGTTGGAAACGCACCAACAACTTCAACAGGCGCAGACCGTGAGCGTGTTTACTATGCTCGTCGTGTTCTATCTGTAGAAGCGTCAAACCACTCTCTACGTCGTAACGAAGCAACTGTGTTCCCAGTGACATTCCGTCTCTTGGGTGACCCACGTTACTCAGATACATACGGTAGAATCGTAGATCGCTTGATCTAAATTTAAATCGTAAGATTAGCGGGACCCCCAGAAATGGGGGTCTTGTCTTTTTAGCCCTAGTTTGCTATAATTATTAAGACTATTTAGGAGGTCACTTTGGCTACCACATTATACGATACAGTGGAAATTGAATTACAAGACGGAAGAAAGGCAGTGCTTAAGCCCCTTCCAATTAAGCGACTAAAAGAATTTATGAAGGTCGTTACTAAGCTAGATACAGTAAAAGACGAAGAAGAAGCAATCGATATTTTTATCGAAGCAAGTGCTATTGCTCTTAGAAAAAGCTTGCCAGAATTAGCAGCTGACAAAGAGGCCCTAGAAGAGGCCCTAGACGTTCCGACTATTTGGAAAATCATGGAAATCTGCGGAGGAATTAAACTTGGTGATCCAAATTTAATGGCGGCAGCGACCAAGATGAGTGGGACAAACTAACTAATAAAACCAAGTCTTCCTCAACATGGGAGGACCTTGATCTCGCTGCCTTAGAAAAACAAGCTTTTCTTTTAGGGATTTGGAAAAACTACGAAGAACTAGAAGAGGAAATGTCCTTAGTGGAGCTAATTCTAACATTAGAAGAGGCTAACAAAAAAGAATATGAGGATAAGAAATTTCTTGCTGCCCTACAAGGGGTAGACTTGGATGAAAATAATTCTTCAGGTGCTAAAACATTTGAAGATATTAGGAGGGAAGCACTGGGAGACGATCCTGCTACAAACGATGTGGCAAACCTTAAGGGATCACTTGCAAGACAAGAAGGTTTTGGCGTAGGTCAAGGCTTAATGTACGAAGAGTGGGACGCTAGAGCGTAATAGGATCGAAAATCTGGGATAATATAGCATATGGCCCAACAAGTTGTAATTAGCTTTAATGCGAATGCCAACTTTTCCGATTTAATTGGTGAAGTTCGTCGTGCAAACGCAGAGATTGGTACGCTCCAATCTCAGCTAAATGGGCTAGGAGCAGCATCATATGGCTCTCTAAACAACCTAAACAGACAATTTATTGAAGGCATGCGTAATACACGCTTATGGTCTTCATCGTTTGTTGATGTCGCAAATGAAACAAGAGATTTTGGTCGGCACTTAGACCAAGGTAGATTAAAGCTAAAAGATTATTTCCGAGAATTTAATACACAAGTTCGGGGCCAAAGAGGAATGATCAGAAGGCTTGCTGAAGAGCAGGTCAGATTGCAGAGATCTATATTAACAACTACGGTTGGCCCACAGGGTGAAACTAGAAACATTTTGTCAACCCCAACAGGTCTAGATAGACTTGATCCAACAACCATGAAGGCTCTCAGAGCAGAGCAGTTCAAGATTATTGGAAAATCAATACAGGGCGTTTCTACAGAACTTATCAATCTAGGTAAGAACACTCAGTGGGCTGGCCGTCAGTTGACTGTAGGTTTAACTGTGCCACTTACAATATTTGCCTCACAAGCAGCCATGGCATTTAAAGAAGTAGACCAGCAGCTAACAAGACTTGCAAAGGTTTATGGCGACATTGGTGGAGCAACAACTACAGAGATTGCTTCTATAAAGAAAGAAACTTCAGACTTAGCACGTAGCTTAGCATCATCTATGGGTGCAGCAGCAACAGAAACAATTGGATTGGCAGCGGACATTGCTGCTACTGGAAAGACTGGTAACGATCTTCTTCAATCAGTTTCAGAAACTACAAGACTTGCAGTTCTTGGTGAAGTAGATAGACAAGAAGCTATGTCTGCCACATTGTCATTGCAAAGCGCATTTAATCTTAACACAAGAGAGCTAGCAGAATCAATTAACTTCCTTAACGCAGTTGAAAACCAGACATCAACTTCTCTACAAGATCTAGTAATTGCAATTCCAAAGGCTGGACCAGTTGTCCGTCAGCTTGGCGGAGACGTAAAGGATCTTGCACTGTTCCTTACAGCTATGCGTGAGGGTGGTATTAATGCATCTGAGGGTGCAAACGCACTAAAGTCTGGATTAGCTTCTATTATTAACCCAACTCAAAAGACTAGAGAGTTGATGAATGGTTTTGGAATTGATATTCAGAACATTGTAAATAGCAATGCAGGAGATTTGGTGGGCACTGTTAGCGCACTAAAGGACGCTCTTAATACTCTAAACCCATTAGCTAGAGCACAAGCAATCGAGCAGATCTTTGGTAAGTTCCAGTTTGCTCGTATGTCAGCACTATTCGATAACCTTGGAAAGTCTGGAAGCCAGACAGTTCAGGTTATGAAACTTATGGGAGCATCAACTGCAGACTTAGCAGCAATTGCTGATCGAGAATTAACAACACTTACAGAATCTGCTTCTGGAAAGTTCCAACGCCAAATGGAAACATTGAAGGCTAATATGGCACTGGCAGGAGAAGGATTCTTGGGAATCTTCTCAAAGGTTCTTGGCGGAATTAATAATGTGATCGAAGGATTTAATAAGCTTCCTGACGGTGCTAAGACAGTAATTACAATTGTAGGTGCAATAGTAGGTCTAGCTGGTCCACTCATTATGTTATCAGGTGTGTTCCTTAACTTTATTGGATATGTAGTTAAGTCAATCGGATTCCTTGGAAGACTATTTACAAATACTAAAAAGTTTGAAATGTTAGATGAATCTATGATGGCTCTTAAGCTATCTGGAGATAAGGCCACTAAAACTTTATATAACGAAGCAGATGCAGCACAGGCAGCAGGACTGCAAATTCAAAATCTTATCAATAAGATGAGAGAGCTAACTGAGATTCAAGATACTTACTCAACTGGAGCAGTTCAGGCACCAGGATTTGCTGGTGCATCCAGATACATGCCAACAGCAACATTCGGTAGAAACGCTGGTCTAGATGTAACTGGTGGAGTATTCTCACACGATGTTCCAGAAACTGGAAGAAAAAGATTGGCTGCCTCTCTTGGGGTTGATCCAGAAGTAATTGGCAGACTAGGAAGTATTGGTGGATACCTAGAAAGAGGATCTAGAGCAGCAGACATTCAGGGTGTTATGAATGAAAGTATGCCTTCTATGATATTCCCACAGGGCACTGCTGTTGGACAAATGCGTGAAAAGCTAATTGGAAGTGCTACTACAGAAGAGCAAAGAACAGCAATTTTAGGAAATGCTAAGCTAAGAAAAGCCCCAGCATCTGATGCTGATATTTTAGCAATGTCTAGAACTATAGATGAATACGCTGACTTTGCAGCACAACATGTTGCAACAATGGAAGCAATTTCTGATCAGTATGGAGAGAGCGTTGCAGCTGGAAGAAAGATTACTGGAGAAATGAAAAAGGCTTGGCAAGCAAGCGGACAGGCAGAGGATGCCGTTGCTGTTGCTAGAAACTTTAGTCCAGAAGTTGCACAGAAGTTTGATGAAACTGTTACTAGAGTAAGAACTGCTGTTATAGCTGGATTCCAAGCAGGTGGAGCAGAAGGAGCAAATATTGCAGCAGCGGAAGCAGAAGTTAAGGCTACAACAAGACTAGAAATGTCAAAAGCTGAAAAGACAGCTAAGTCAAGAATATCAAGATTTGTTAGCTCTCTTTCACAAGCTGTAACGGTTGGTTCTACTCCAGACGTTCAAACAGCGGCAGCAGTTGCAGAAGTTAAGGTTGCAAAAGAAAGAGTTGATGCTGCTATGGCACAACAAGCAGCAGAGATTGTTGCATATGAAAATCAAATTGCAAATACCATTGCACAAGATTCTCCAAAGATACCATTCCTTCAAAGAATAAAGGCTGGGTATAGAGCTGGTGGAATTCGTGGTGGACTTATGGGTGCAGGAGTTGGCAAGGGATATGGATCAGGACTTGCAATGATGGGCCTAGGTCTTGGAACTAGCATGGTACCACAAACAGGTAAGGTTGGAGATTTGGCTGGCGGTGCAATGATGGGTGCATCTATGGGTATGATGTTCGGCGGACCAGGAATGGCAGTCGGAGCAGCACTAGGAGCACTTGTACCAGCAATTAAGATGTCTATAGATTATTTTAAGAAGTTATCAGATATTCAAGCATTAAGTATTAAGCAATATCAAATTGATAAAGAATATGCAGCGGCTGCAGGACTAAGCTTAAAAACTATTGGAGATATACAGTTAACACAGATAACTGGAAAGTCTCAAGAAGCAGCATCAGCACTAGAGATACTAGCAAAAGCTGCTATGGAAGCAGCAACATCAACATCAACAGGAGCCTTGCGTGAAAAGACTAAAGGTGCCGACAGCTTTAAAGAAGTTCAAGATGAATTTTTGAGTCAGTACTTGAGTTATATTGCTGCGGGAGTTTCTGAAGAAACTGCTAAGCAGATGATGGCTGCTATTCTAAAGGCTGCAGGCAAAGAAGGATTTGCAACAGATCTAAAGATGTTGTTAGCTGGAGAGGCTGGCACAACTCAAACAGGAGCGCTAAAGAGAAACCTTGAAAGAATTCAAGGTGGACCAGGCTCTTTAGCAGGTACACAGTATTCATCATTACTGTCACAGGCTAGTTCATTCGGAGTAGATCCAGCAATTGCTAGAAACTTTGCTTCATCAACAATGTCCCCTGTTGGATTTAGTCCTGAAACAACAAAGTATATACAAGATTTGCAATCTGCTTATCAGAAGTTAGATACAGCTCAAAAGTCAGTAGCCATAAGTGGAATAGATACAAAGCAAGCCATTGAAGCAATAAACAACTCATTGGCAAACTCTGACGCAGAAACTTTTGCAAAGGCTATGGAAGAGCTTTCTGGATCTGGATTAATAACTCAAGATGCTATCGATGGGGTAGCAAACTCAATCAGTGGTTTAACAAGAACAGACAAGACCGTTCTTCAAGGATTTATAAGAAATGGAGTAGACGCAGAAGCACAGGCACTTGCCCTTAAGATGCGTATTGAAGGAATTATTCCTAGCTTAGAAGCAGTAAAAGATTTTGATGGAATGAGAATTCGTGCTTACTTCGAAGTATACCAAGCAAACGAAGCACTAGATAAGGCCAAGTCTGATCTTCAAGCTTCCCTACAAGGAATGTTTTCTGGTGGTGCTACATCTGGAAATAATGATGCTGCTAAGAAGGCGATTCAGGCACAGATCGACGCCCTTGAAGAAATTGAGCGCAAAGAAAAGAACATCAATAGACTTAAAGAGCTTTCATTAAAGTATGAAGAAAGAAGAAGAAACTTAGTCCTAGATTATCTTGGAGCAGTTGCTGGTGGAGACCTAGAAGGCGCACTTAGAGCGCAAGTTGATATGCAAGCAGAGTCCGCTGCGTTTGCAAGAGAAAAGGCTCAAACAGAAAAAGAAATTGCTAGAGAAAATAAGAAGAAGGCTCTTCAAGATAAGCTAAAGGCTCTAGATAATTCTGCGGGAGCAGCAGTAGCAAATACTGCTAATAAGGCTAAAGAGCTAGAAAACAATATTGATAGCGCAATCAAGGCAGTCCTTGGAGGATTCCAAAAGGATGGTAAGGTTACAGTATCGTTTAAAGAGTTTACAGAAAGCCAAGAGTTCAAGAATTTTGAGTCTAAGTTTAAGGGAGCTCTATCTGGAGATGCTCTAAATAAAGCTATGGAAACATTAAAGGCATCATTTAGAAAGTTGCAGGCAGACCTAGCCAATATTGGAGGAATTGTTGGAGATACAGGAACAGCAAGAGATCCTAGAGATATTACAAATACAGCAGCAACCGTTGGAATCACAAGTGCAGATAATGGTAGGGGAACTCAAAGCGAGGGAGTTGCAACAGCTCTTTCAAGCGACCAAAAGAAAAAAATATTAAACTACCTAGCAGGTAGAGGAGAGTCATTTGCTAACGATGAGATAGTAACTATTTTTGGAGAAACCTATAGATATGACAAGAATAAGAATGATCTCATAAGAAGAGAAAAGAAGTGGATGGGTGGAAAGATTCGTGGTTACTATGGTGGAGGATATATAACTGGCGCAGGAAATACTGTATCTGATAGTATTAATATTGCTGCATCTAACAAGGAATTTATGATGAATGCTAGGGCTGTATCAAAGTACGGTGTAGCAAATATGGAGAAGATTAATAATAGAACTCTAGACCCAAGAGTATTTGAGACTATGCGTAAAGCTGGAACCTATAACGAGGGGGATGTAAAGGTAAGCATTAATGAAATTAATATTACTGACCCAGGTTGCTCTCCAGATGAGATTATTGCTAAAATTAAGAAAGATCTTGGTGCAGCGGTTAAGAGAAGCACAGATATGAGGTACATGAAGATATGACATGGCTAGTTAGCGGACTTAAGGATTCTTTGGTATATATCAAGCATCCAACTACTGGGGTATACCATAAGCTTACCGACCACAATAGATCACCACTGGGAATCAGTGTTGATGAAATATCTAATTCTCAAAGAACTGCTAATGGCACAATGCGTAAAAACATTATTGCACAAAAGCACACTTTTAATTTTTCATGGAACGATGTGCCAAACACATCTACATATACAATCGATGCAGGATGGGGTGCTGGAGATATTTACAACTTCTACCTAACAAATAAACAACCATTCTACATCAAAATAACACAGAAGATTAATCCTACATCTTCTACAGCGTATCAGGAGTTTTTAGTTAATTTCACAAACTGTTCTATGGATGTGGTAAAGCGTAATCCTTCTGCCACTGTTCCATATATCAGAATGAATATAAACCTAACCCTAGAGGAGGTTTAATGTTAAATTTTCCAGCGATCAAAACAGCTTTAGACTCAAGCCATAATATTCAACCGTCACAAAAGGTTGTTCTTGAGTGGAACTATAATAGCTCAGCAGGCATATCCGAAATGGGTGTAGACGACGTAATGCTATACCAATGGGACTCCGAGAAGAGTAATCTAAAACTAATTGAAACTTCAACTAAATACGATAAGTACTATGAGTCTATGTACCCACTTACATCAATCTGTAGCTTTATCAGGCCTGGAGAGTATGCTGTTCATAATAACCAATATGTGGGCGGAATTGTAAAAGCACTCTTTGGTAATACTACAAGCGGTATAGCCACTTATAAGCATACAGAAGCTAAGAGAAACTACTTCGTATCAAAGGATGCTGGTTATAAGTATTGGGCAGCAATTAGAAGAAATGATTCATCTACTGCTATTAATAAGTCTGTATATGTAGTCTATGATCGTGAAATTAAGGTTAATAAGCTTGTTGTAAAGTTTGAAACAGCCCACTCTATTCCATCAAGTTATAAGGTTTATACACAGGCTAGTGGAGCATGGACATTGGCATACGAATCAAATACCCCATTAACAAATGGAGGATTGGCTTTATATTATAATGGCACAGCATGGACAACAACAAAGCATGCAAACCCAAGCATTGATGTTAATACCAGAACAATTACTGGTATAAAGGTGTTAGTCCCAACTATCAATACGGGATACGTACCTTTGGAGATTATTGAAGTATCCCCACGACTAGAAGTAGACATTACAAGCGAAGTTCTTAACTGGAGCATCCAAAAAACAATGTTTGAAGATCACGAAATTCTTCCAGTAGGATACATTAGCTCCAACGGGGCATCGGTTACATTTGATAATACATATAATAGTTTCAGCTATGAAAACACTACTGCTAAGTATTATGGAATGCTAGACAAGCGTGTAGGAGTAAAGATCTCTGCAATTATAAATAACACTGAGATTCCACAGTTTACTGGGTTTATTGATTCATGGAGTGTAGAGCCTGATAGCACAGCTTCGGTTCAATGCTACGATATGGCAAAGGTGTTGCAACAAACACAATGTGCTGATATGGTTATTGGTCCAGACACAGAAGTAGGAAAGTTTGCAAGAATCATGTTTGACTCTGTTGGTATTAACGAGCTTACTATTGATGTTCCTTCAAACAGCAAAGAAACTGTAAAGCTATTTTGGATGAGTAATGAACAAACATTTTGGGAAGCATTACAAGAATTTTGTATTTCCCACCAATGTGTAGCTTACTTTGACGAGTATGGAAGAGCGGTATTTAAGTCAAGAGAACGTGCTCTTGAGGCTACCACAACAGAGCAAATTCTTACATATGAAACTTCTAGCGGTGTGCTTCCAAATATTCTTAGCATCTCTCAGCAGATTAGACCAAGAATCGGAAAGCTTGTTATTAAGTATGCTGGAAGATCTTACGATACGCAGAATGACATTCAGACAACATATAAGATTGCTACAGAAAATCCTAAATCAGCAGATTTGTCATACAGAAGTACAACATTTGCAGATACTATCTGGCAACCAGAGGCGGGATGGACTTTGGGTGCAGCACCACTTAAAGAGTCTATTGGTTTAACAGATACCACTATTAAGAATGTAAAGCCAACTATTACACCATACATCAATAAAGAAACTGGTGCCACCGAGTTTAACTTTGATGGAGGACTTCCTTCATTCTCTGGTTATTTCTTTATCAATGGAGAAATTATCTACTATGGTGCTACTAACTTTACTGCAATATTTAATGATGGTACACCCGTAACCACAGTCCCTATTGCTTCTAGAGAAGAGTACAATTCCTATATTGCATCAAATCCTGGGCTAGTTAGGTTTATCAATACTGGAGAGCTGGTACAGGTAAAGCGTGGAGAATTTGGTACAACTGCTAAAGTACACACAGCGGCATCTACTTCTACTGGATGGAATACGTATCAGTTTAAGATTGGATCTACTACAAAAACAACCATTGGTGAGCCAAAGTTCAGCGTCTCACAAAGAAGCCTAAAGCTAGTTACAAATAATGTTGATACAAATACCAAGAAGCTTGCGGAACAAAAGTTTATTGAAGAAAGAAGAAAGAGTATTCAGGTAGCTGTAGTTCCTGTATCAAAGAACAACTATAGAAGATTTGAGACAAACGTTAAGTTCTCTAGACCAGCAGGAGCTGACTCGATGAGCGGGGAGCTGGATAGCATCGGAGGAATATTCTTTGACTATAACCCAGACAATAACTCAGGATACTTTGTTGAGGTAGGGCTAGAAGAGACCACGGCTAGCATGGTAGTAAAGTCAAATCCACAAAACATAAAAGAAAATAAAAGCATTTTAATCTATAAGTTGTTGGCAAATGGAACAAGGCAAATACTTGGGTTTGCAGACGCACCAAAGAATTTAGCATCCAAGTACATTCGTTCCGAAAGTATATATAAGGATAGTGTTTCATTTAACACTAATACAAATTATGATATTCAGGTTGCACGTTATAAGAGTGCTGGATCTAACTGGATTAATCTATATGTAATGGGACAGTTAATCCTTCAAGCAGAAGATAAGTCACCTCTAGCAGGAACAACAAACGCAGGGGTTTTTGTCAGAGGAGACACAACAGCAGAGTTTTCTAAGTTCGCAGCATGGGATGCTGGAGAAGGCAATACTTTGGATCAAGACGACGGGTTTATGGCAGACTCAGTATTGGGATTTATGACAAATGTAATAGCCCAAGGATACCTATCTGCTCCAAGCAAGTCATCTCAAGTTAATAAAGTTTACGACTTCCATGAATTTTATCCTATGATGCGTGAGATTAGAATTGCTGAGTTTGACTATACCAAGGCTCCAGCAACACCTATTAAGATTTCTGCTGGTGCAGCAATATCTTCATACGGTGCCGTAATACTTGAGGCAACATCATTTAGAGGTAAGATTGCAGCTATTAATGAATCTAGTTATCCAGTTGATTTATTCTCAGCATTTCCTGGCGGTCAACCAGCACAGTACCCTAAGCTATTAGGATACACATTAAAGAAGTATGAGAATCGTGACTATACAGTTACAATATCTGATGCCAGGGTAGACGACGCAAAGTTTGAACTAGATAGCGAATGGGTCCAGTCTTTATCTGAGGCTAAGAGTATTGCTACATTTATTAAGAATAATTCAGCTATTGAAAAGAACGGGAAGACTAATGATTCTATTATAGTTCAGGCAGATATATTCTCTAACCCTCTATTACAGCTAGGGGACACGGTAGATATCATATATCCCGCTTTGGGCTTGAATTCTGGCACACATTCCTTTATAATTACAGGTATAGATCAATCGTTTAGCGATGGAATAAATACAAGCGTAAAGCTACAGGAAGTATCAAATGGTATCTAAAGACACGACATATTCGAATAGACAGGTAAAGGGCACAGAGAACCTTTTTGGCCCAGACGATCCAGATGCCTTTTTGGTTGGTGGAACGAATCAGCCTTCATTTACTTCTGGCGCTAATATAGTTATTAATAATGCTACAGATGGTGTTGTCGCCTATGTTGGTGATAATGAAAACCAGTCTGAATCCGAAGGGGATGAAGATGATTATACGGTCTCAGAGCAGGCTGGAGATCTTCCTAGCGAGCCAAAATTGCTGGGAACTGTGACCAAGGTTACATTTACTCAGGTTAATAAGTTTACGCCAAATGGAACATTTTTGGCAGATGTAATAGCAAACATAGAAGAAGTGGAGGGAGCAACAGGTTATGAAATCAATTACTTCAGAATCTCTTAAGGGTACTTATATATTCTATAAGAATGGACAAGAAGTTTATCGTTCAAAGAATATCGTTACTACTGAGGGTAAGGATGTATTTGTTCAGTATTTGTCTAAGAACAATAATGACTATGCGTCTAAGATTGTTTTAGGTATAGGCTCAGCCACCCCAGTTGCTTCAAACCAATTCCTTGGATTTGAAGTATTCCCATTAGCAATTGAATTTAAGACTGTTGACTTTACTCAGACTCCAGCTCAAGTTGTTTTTAGAGCTTCCATACCAGCAACATTTGATGGTGTAATTTACGAAGCTGGGCTGTCAACTATGGGAGGAACTCTTTCTAGTTCTGATATTAATACTAATAATGAAGTCATTATTAATTTTAATCCAAACTTCGAGGAGTGGTCTACTGGAGCAAACGTTGTCTATCACAACAATGATTTAGAAGGAACTCCTAGACTTCGTGCTGGTGATTCTGGATTACAGATAACAGCAGCATCATCATCTTCAGTTTCATCAACATATACAGGAATTGTTCCACCAAACTATATTTCTTCTGGAGATAAGGTAAAGATTGCCTACCATGTATCAGGATCTGTTCCAACATCAATACAGGTAAAGCTTCAGTCTGACCCATCAAACTATTTTACAGCCACTATTCCTGCGGCAAGTATTTCTTTAGGTTACAACATAACCACCCTAGACTTTGACGACTTGGTAATGACTGGAACTCTAAATACAAATTCAGTTTCAACTATTATCGTTACAGTAAATGCTGCATCATCTCAGTCAATTGTTACAATGGACGCAATGAGATTTGATGAGTACTCTAGCGTGTCAAAACCAGTCTTAGTAAGCCATTCGTTACTATCAACCCCACTAGTTGTAGAGGGCGGAAATAAGTTCGACATAGAGTACAGACTAGGTTTTGATATTTAATGACAGTAAAGAAGACTATACCTAATTTAACTCCAGGCACATATGGATTTACATTCACCGCCACTGGAGATGGTAATGCTGTAGGTAAGCCTTCTGCTGTTTTTACATACACAGTTACTTCAGATAGCACTCCACCACCAGTACCATCAAAGCCACAGGTCCTATCAGTTTTTGGCGGGGTTGTGGTTACTTGGACAGACCCAGGGTATCAAGTACCAGTAGACTTTGATAGAGTAGACGTATACTATTCTGAAAACTCTTCAGCATATGTAAAGTTTGGATCAATTTTTGCAATCAATGGTACTGCAACATTTAGCAAGGCTGTCGCTGGAAGAAATTACGCATTTAAGTTTGTAGCCCTAGATAATAGCGGAAACGGATCAGCATTTTCAGAAGCTTCAGATTCAGTGCAGTCTCTTCCAATAGACATTGATAGCACACCACCACTAGAAGTAAGTTCAATAACAACTGCCTGGGAGGGAACTACTCTCGCAGTACAGTTTAATAAAAACGCATCTACAGATGCTACATCCTATATTGTTAGCCTAACAAATTCTGGCACTACAGCTACGTTTGCACTGCAGGCTACTTCTGGAACAACACAAAGATTTACGCTAACAGAGTCAGAGGCTGTGGCCGCCTTTGGTCAATTTAAAACTTCATATACTGGATTAATTAAATCAAATGACAAGCTAAACAATTCTTCTGCTGGAGTTGCTTTTACTACAGCAACATATAATGACACTATTAACAATGCATCAATTGCTGATAACACATGGAATGTAACACCAGCAAATTCTGGATATATTGTTTCCTTTACAATTAATGATTCTAATTTTTATGAAGCAGAGGTGTGGGAGTCATCTTCGCAGTCAGGCACATACTCCCTGGTCGGGGCGGGAAGATCTCCAATAGTAGTATCAGTATCTGGTCTAACAACTAGATATGTAAAGATAAGGTATGCAGGAAAAGCTTCTGGTTCATACAGTCAATACTCAACAGTAAAGCAGGTTGTGCCTGCAGATGTTGTTCAGTTTGACGATGTAGCACCAGCAAACACAGTCTCAAATACTGGATTTACAATTACGGCGGGGATAGATCCAAATGGTAAGTACCAGTTTGCAGGATACTTAGACTTAGTATGGCAAGCAATTACTGGAGATTCCACTATTCGTGGATATAGAATTAGATATCGTAAAGCATCATCAACAGATGCATACACATATGCCGATGTTCCAGGAGCCACATCGTCTTCATTTAGACTAGATGGCCTTTTAATCGGAGGGTCTTATGAGGTAGGAATATCTCCATATGATGAGTTAGATAATGTTAATTCAACTTATAAGACATATCCAAATACAACTATTACAGGTACAGCATCTCTAACACAAGGTGCAATTATTACTGCTGGAGATATGGAGTTTGGTTATGGAGTTAAAGACTCTACTGGAACAACTACTGGTCAAGAAAAGGGGTTATGGCTTGATGCAGATGATTACTGGTATATCAAGAGTGGTCAGTCATCTAGATTCTCAGTAGGATCTGCAGGAAATAAGCTTCTTTGGGATGGAACTGATTTAAGCCTTACTGGAAAGATTTATGCCCAAGGTGGATCTATCGACGGAAACCTTGACGTAATATCAGGAACGATTCGTGCAAGAACATCTGGTACTTCTACAGCAAAGGTAGAAATTAACTCAAGTGGTATTCAGGCTACATCTGATGGCTCTACAAATACGGTAACAATTAGCTCTACAGATGGAACAATTACCGCAAATGCTGGAAGCATTGGTGGTTGGACACTAGCCACAGATGCCCTATATAAGCCCCTAGCAGGCCTATACGCACCTTCTAGCCCAACCAGCGCTGACATTGCTTTCTGGGCGGGATCTAGCCTGGCTAATAGGTCTACTGCAGATTTTAGAGTTAGATATGACGGTGAAGTTAATGCTAGCAAATTAAAGATTTCAGGAGGCACCATTGACCTTGGTGCATCATCTCCAAACGGATTCCATGTATCAACAACTGGTGCACTTACTACGACTGGTGCAACTATCTATGGTTCATTAAACGTAGACAGCCCATCAACATTTTCAAGCAATGTTACTATTAGCGGTTCTGGAGAATTAAAGGTAGGAACTGCTACAGATTACGTAAAGATAGGAAGCACAGGTTTAGTTGGTGTTGGCGGTGGTACAGTAAAGAGCCAGATTACAACCAGTGGTTACCTAGAGTCTACATTTGGTGCAATTGGTGGATGGTCAATTAGCTCTGGTGGTATTTCAACAACTGGAACTGGGGCAAATGCAGCATCTTCTGTAAGATTAAATAGGTGGGTAAACTCATCTAGCAATATTATTGAAGTTACAAACGCTTCTGGGGTTCCAACATTCAAGGTAAACGGTAACGGAGATGTTGAAGTAAGAGGAACAATTACAATTTTAGACTCTGGCGGAAATACACAAAGCTATTTGACTAGCGGAGATGTTGGTCCTACTGGAGCTACAGTTATTTCTGGAGCAAGAATTACAACTGGAACAATGTCTGGTGATAGAATTACTGGTGGAACTATTACTGGAACTACGATTAGTGGTGGAGAGTTTACGCTAAAGAATAACTCAGCAACAAACTACTGGGATCCAACAAGTTTTGTGGCTGGAACAAACTCAACTTATTTAAGAGTGTATACTGGTACAGGAACAGATACAATCACAATGTATTCTAGAAATACACAGTCTGGAGAGTCTGACTTAGATACAAGCTCTGGGTCGTCCACATCAAGCATCTCTATCCCTCAGCAACTTATTGTTGATCAAAACTCAATCAGAATACAAGGCTTGCCTGGTGTTGGTAATGGTTTGACTGCAGTTGGATCACTATTGAATGAATTTGGTACTGGTGCATCAAGTGAATGGACAACAAGATATATCTCTGGTGTGTATGCAAATAACTTAGGCATTTCGCCATATAAGCAGAGTATTGCTGCTGCTGAGCCATCAAGGACATATGGAAGAGCCGCAAGATATAGAATGATTGTCGCTGATCCTTACGACTACAACACATTAAAACGTGGATTTGGAGTTTATTACGGAAGTAGAACCTCAGCTCCTGGAGCATCTAACGGGTTCGTTGGCGATATTTGGATAAGTTGGTAATATGCCAAAGGGTTTGTGGGTCAAGGATAATGCCAGCCAATCATATAAAACAGTAACTGGGCTGTGGGTAAAGATATCTCCAAATTCGTGGGTAAGCGTTGCCGATGCTTGGGTGAAGGTTGCAGCAGATCAACCGTACCAAATTTTTTATACGGCGGGAACAGCGCCAGACGCAGCATTAGAAATAATAAATACATATGACTCTTCTGATAGATTAAGACTTCAGGGTGTAAATAAGCATTGGACTCCAACACCTACTACACTACAATATAAGTTTGTTTATGTAGATCCATATACAGCTGCCGAGTCAGATATAACCTCATGGACTAATACAACTAATCCATCTACTGGGTCTTCTACAACACTTCCAGGATCATCTTCATATGTCACAATTGCTAATGGGTTGACAGACCCATACTGGTACCCTGGTGTATTAAATGTTTACAAGTTTAGAGTTAGAGGATCAACAGCATCTGGTATTTATTTTACATCAGAGGCTGAATATGCAATGCGTACACCTAAAGCGCCTACATTATCATTTACTACAGTTTCATCAAGTAGTATTAATTTAACTATTAATTCATATAGTGTTGATGACTATATTGCTACTGGTAGATATATTGTTTATGCATATGATGGCACAGCATATAGATATGCTGGATCAGCAGGCGGTATAGTAGGACTTGGCGGATATGCAGCAGACACTCAATCTAAAACAATTACAATAAGTGGTTTATCAACAACCAAGTCATATACTTTTTATGTATTGCCTATTACTGGATATACTGGTACAACAGATACAAACACAACAGGGTATCATGGTTTGGAGGCTAGTATTGATGTGCAGTTGCAGGCTACGGCACCATCTACACCAGTCATTAGTAACATAACTACTTCAACAGACTCTCTTGGAGTAAAAATATCGTTTGATATATCTCTTACTTCTACTGGAAGTAGTGCAATTGATTATTGGGAATTTAACTTAAATGATGGCGGGTGGCAAAAATTTAATAGTACCTATACGCCAACACCAGACGGATACGTATTTGGTAATTCTTCTGCTCAAATATATGTTTCTGCTGGAACTTATTATACTGTAAGAGTTAGAGCAACAAACTTAGATGCAGCAACAAGCCAGCAGAGTAATCAGCTTGCAATTACATCTGCTGCTGCTCCAACAGAGCCAACATCGGTAGTTGTTAAAAGCTTTGCATTAAATCAATTTACTGTATTTTTTACAGCAGGTCAGAATACTGGTTCCGTAGCGGCTTTTGCAGAATATGATAGTTTTAATTCATTTGATTATCTAGAAGAGTATATTAATATATCTCAGTATAATCCAGGTAAAATACAACTTAATAACTCAGACTCTTCTTCTACATCCTACCAAATACGATTGAAACCGTGGACTGGGGCAAATAAAACTGGCAATGAGGGTGCATTGACATACTATACAAATAAAACTCCAAGTGGATCTGATAAGATGCAGATATCATTGGGCACCCCATCAAGACCATCAGATAGAAAAATAGATTTGTCTTGGACAATTTCTAGCGGAGCTCCAACACAGTATATATGTCACTTATACACATCTGCTGGATCCTTGACTTCAAGTAAACTAGTTTCTTCGGCAACTAGCGTATCATTTACTAGTGCAGATGGAGTGCAGTATAGTACAAATTATTATATTACTGTTCAACCGCAATACCAATATGCAACAGGTGTTACATATGAAGATTTGGTATATACCTCTACAACTATAAATTCTGGAGCTAATGTAACCGCTCCTACAAGCACATCTATTGTATCTATGTCACGGCTTAACAATACTACTGTTAGGGCATACATTGGTTCATCTGGTGGAAGCGGACCATACTACCAACTATTTTGGACAACCGCCTCATCTGCGCCAGACCCAGAAAATAGATACGATGCCGCAAGCACTACCAGCACCGTAACTGAAGATTATGGTTTTAGTGCTGGGTATACATATTATTTTTACATTAGATCCTCTAGTGAAAATTTAGGAAATACAACAACTAATGGAACTGGCACGGCTGGAACATACAGTGCATATGGACCAACAACTGGTGCGGCTTCCTATGCATTTGTTGCTCCTTCTGGAGGAACAGCATCAGTTACTGGATCATCAACAGTTGGAAGCACACTTACATTAAGTCTTGGAGCTCCAAGCGCTAGTCCAGCTGCAGATGGAATAACGATTATTTGGAGAAGAAATGATGGTGGGACAGGAGGAAATTCATTTACTGGTGGAACTATTATGCAAAACGGTGGCACAACGTATGTAATTGATTCTACAGTAATAGGATACTCTTCTGTTGGATATTCAATTCGTGCAGAAGTAACATGGAATAACGGAGTTGGCTCACAGTCAGCAAATTCAAACAGTACAGTTGTAACATCAGCTGGAGTCGCCCCTAGTGGTGGATCAGTAACACTGACTCCAAGTGGAACTCAAATGGCAGGCACAACTATTTCTGCAAACGTAACAGCAATGTCTGGCACCGCAACAATATCATATACAACAACAATACGAAAGAAAACAGGTTCAGCTCCTACATCGAAAACAGATGGAACAGAAGTAGCAAGTGGTACTGGAACTGGTAACGTAGCTTCTCATACAATTACTGCTTCAGAAGCATCTGGTACTCCAGATCAATTTAGAGCATTTACGACAGGAACAAACACCATTGGTAGCAATGTAGTATCATCTAATACAGTTATATCTACACCTTATGTCGCACCCGTAGTGACTCCATCAGGAGGTACAGCAACTTCAACTCCATCAACTGGAACTGCTGGAACAACAACTTATTCTGGGTCTACATCAGGATGGTCTGGATCACCAACTTCATATACATATTCATGGCAGTACTTTTCTCAAAGTTCTTTTTCTTGGGTTCAATATACTTCAGGAACCACTTTCTCACCCCCATCAAATATAAACAGTTTATATCCAAACTATGGGTGGCAGCTATCTGTTGCAGCAACAAATAGCGCAGGCACTGGATATGCAACAACATCTATTACAGTTAATACACCAGTAGTAGTTACAGTCCCATCAACTCCAACTGGTGTTACCGTGTCTGGCAGCGGACTTGTAAGTTGGGATCCAGTGTCTGGTGCAACTAGTTACGAAGTATTAAATTACACAGATAGAACATCAGCGCCATCAAACACCACTAACCGACTTGGACCTTATACCACTACAGGAATAACTGGAACATCTTTACAGCTTACTTCTACACAGGGCTATTCAGGTTCAAACAACTATGCAAGAGCCCAGGTAAGGGCTAGAAATTCTGCTGGAGTTTCAACATATTCAGCATGGTATCCATCGAGCACGACTTATGTATAGGAGAATATATGCTTACTAATGAAGAAAAGATCAATTTTATTATTAATCGCATTAATAATATAGATGCTCAAATTAAGTCTTTTATAGATAATGCAGATCTTTGCGCTGGAAAATATATAGTAGAAGAAGAGGTTTTAGCCTGTAATGCTAAAAAAACGGCATTAATTCAAGAGATGGAATCCCTTGACTAATCAGGGCTAAATGATATAATAGATAAGGAGGAAATAAATGCTAACAAACGAAGAAAAGACTGGGATTATCAACCAGCACAAGAGAAATATTGTGTTTAATAGATACAATATTGAGCTATCCCTTATGGAGGAAAATGCTCTAACAACTCCAAATGCAGAAACAGTGGCATCTCTTACAGCACAGATTGCTGAATTAGATCGCAAGCTTGCTGCCCTTGATGAAGAGCTAGAAGCTCTCGCTTAATTAGACCAGGAGAAATAATTGACAACAAAAGCGGAACTAGTCATTACCGCCCTGCAGCAACGTATTGGTGAAATTGTCTCAAATTATGAGACACAAATTGCCTTGCTGAGAGCGGAACTTACAGAATATGCAAACAAAGAATCTGCCAAAGAGCAGTATAGTGAAGAGTTAATGAATAAGCTTGCAGATGTGGAAGACTAAAAAGAAAGAAGTAGTACCTGAAATTCAGCCACCGCTTGTACCAACTCAATATCCAAGCGGTGTTGCTGTCTTTGATGGGACAAATACTTATTTTATTAAGAATAATAAAAAGTATAGAATCATCTCAGACAGAGCCGTACAAAGCTGGGGATTTAAGGTTTGGTATGGAAGTCCAGAGTCACTCTCTAAAATCGTTCTAGGGGGCATTCTAGCCTTTAGAGACGGTAGTGTGATCAAGGACGTATCAAATGGTAAAATATATTTAGTGGTAAACGGCATGAAACAGCACATAACTACGCCAGATTTCTTTACTAAGTTTGGGGTAAATCCTGAATATATTATTGAGGTAAGTGCTAAAGAGGCTGATTTACATAAAAATGGGGAGTCTATAACTTGAGTTTAATACCAAAGCAGTTCAACCAGGGTGATCCAATCGATGTCACAGTCCTAAATCAAATGATTGTTGCTATCAATACATTGGCCACACAGGTAGCTCAGATTTATAAGCTTCCTGCTCCACAGGCTTCAATTACTGTAAATAATAATGGAACTACAACAACTCAGGACGCAACAACTGGCGGGACAGTAACAACAACTACTATCCCTATGAGTATTCAGGTAAATACAAATGGATATGTAGACTTCAACAGCTCATTTGTTAAGACTCAGGTTACATTATCAAAGGCTGATGTTGACAAAGCTGCTGGTAAAACTGTTAAGGATTATAAAATTGTTGGTATATCTAGTTCACAGCCAAAATTTACACCTAAAGGATCAACCACACAAGTTTCGGCTACTGGTATTCAGATCGAAACAAGTGTTTATGGAACAGGTAAAGCATGGTCTTGGTGGCTAGTAAAGAATGGTTTAGCATCCTATTCTGCTGGTAAAAATGCACCAGCAACAACAGACGCATCTGCAAATAGAAGAATCTATTTCACATGGCGTTTGGATGTAGAAGTATCATATTAGTATGTATAGTCCAATTTCTAATTGGTCTAAGCGTAAATATAAAAAATTAAATAAATATACATTGATTTGGGTTCCAGAACATCCCAAGTCATTCGATGGCGGATGGTATTATGAACATCGCCTAGTAGTAGAAAAACATTTAGGTAGAGTGTTGAAAGAGTGGGAAACAATTCATCATATAGATGGAAACCCATCTAATAACTTAATAACGAATCTGTTTCCTTGCACAGAGCAGGAACACAAATACGCACATAAAAGTGCTTGACATAATAGTCAGGGCACTAGTAGAATTGTATAAGAGCGAGAAAGGCTTTTAATGAGTAACGATTTAAAGTGGATGCTTTCATCCGACCAGCAATTCCCATATCAAGATGACAAGATGATTGAGCTATGGTTCAAAGTAATGAAGTGGTTCAAGCCAGATGTTGTCGACTATCTTGGAGATACGGATGATCAGGCATGCTACAGCAAGTATACAGAAGGAAGATCAGCAGAGTTCCTTCAACTTCATAAAGACGACAGCCGTGACCTCATCGTTCCAATGATGCGCCATGAAGCAAAAGGTGCAAGAGATTTTTACGCAAAGACTCGTGAGATGCTTCCAGACGCACAGCTATTTTCTGCTCTAGGAAATCACGATGTTAGAATTTTTGATTACATTGACAAGAAGCTCCCAGATTATGCAAAGGATGTAACGCCAGAGTCGTTGTGGTCTTTGGATTCTTTGGGATACGAGTATATTTATTATAATGAATTGCCTAAGCGACGCTTCGGAGATGTGCATGTTCATCATGGAATCTCAATTGCAGCGACAGGATCAGTAAGAAAAGACATGGAAGATCTTCAGGTCTCATTGATCCGTGGGCACTCACACAGAATTGCCTCCCACTTGGTTACATACGAACTAAGAAATAATGGGGAGGGAGAAACATTACGTGGCTACGAAATCGGACATATGTGCGATGAAAAGGGGCCAGGAATGAAATATGCACAGCACCACGATTGGCAGAAGGGGTTTGCAATAGCGCATATCGTAAACGATTATCCGCATATTCAAATGATTCATGTTGCATCCGACTATTCTTGCGTGGTAGATGGTAAGGTATTTAAGCTATGATGACATGCAAGCGATGTAAAGGCGGTAGAGTCTTTATTGATAGAGTATTCTCTCAGTATGACCACCTAGAATTATATTGTTTAATGTGCGCTAAGCGTTGGGTTTTTCACAAACAAGGGAGTAAGTTCGCCACATGGCTACTGCGAAAAGAGGCAGAAAGAGCACAGGCTTACGGTACTTTTTCCTAAACGGAGAGCTTCATAAGAAGCTTCACGTAAACAGATCATCAGATATGATGACTGCATGGAATTATAACCAGAGTAAGCGTGTAGGTTATTCGTGGAGTGATGCTAAGAAAAATCTTCAGCATGCATACACAATTAACGAGGCTGCGGATCTATTAAACAGACACCGCAATCGTTTGCTAGAGTATATTGAAGAGGGGCATGTTAAGAAGCCTCAGATGACCTACACCCTTGACGAGAAGCGTAAACCTGTGAAATACTTGTTATCAGAAGATGACGTTATGGATGTTAGGGATTTTCTATCTACACTTCACCGTGGTAGACCAAGAAAAGATGGCCTAGTTACATCAAAGAATGTTCCAACAAAGCAAGAGCTAAGAGCCAAGATAAAGAATGAAACAATTCTTTACCAACAGACAGAAGACGGGGATTATATACCAGTATGGAAGCAGCCAGAGTGGTGATAAATGACAACTAAGAAAGCCGCACCGAAAAGAAAAAAGAAAGAAGAGCCACAAGAAGAATATGTTGATATTCATATCAGTACTAATCTTGCGTTTTCTAGAGCAGCCGTCTACTTAGAAGAGGCAGGAGAAGTTGCAATTAACTCAAGAAACATTGAGGGAATGTTAACTGTTGCTAAGGGCTGGATGGAATTAGGTGACATGATGGACACTGGACAACCACCTAAGAAACGTGCTACACTGGGATTTGCGATACCACAAGAAGAAGGGGAAGACGATGACTGAAGATACTAAAGTAACAGTCACATTGGGTTTTACTAAGAACCTTGGAAACTTTGAGAGCTTACGTGTAGACATTGGCATACAAGATTTTGTACGTAAGGGTGAGTCTGTAAATGAAGCAACAGATCGTGTCTATAAGTTTGTTGAAGATAAGCTGACTGAAAAGTCTCAAGAGATAGCGGAAGAGCTAAGTGGCAACAAAAAGTGATCCTAAACTATCTTACACACTCATATCATTATATGAGACACTATACTCAGAGAAATATGGCAAGCGCCCTGTAGTAAATCGCTACAGAGAGAAGTGGGGCATGCAGGATGTTATTGATTCTGTTGGCTTCAATCGTGCTAAAGAATTATTGGAGTATTACTTCAAGACTGGTAAAAACGGTCACCCTATAATGTGGTTTTTTAATAACTTTGACGTCATGGATAGAATGATGGAACAGAGAGCGGAAGATGATGAGCACCGCAAAAAGCTCAGGGGATTAACCAGAGAGATGGTTCAAGAAATGGAGCGGGATGAACACCGAAGCAGCAGTAATTAGTGCAGTATGTAAGAACAAGGATATTAGTGTTCTCCTTGCAGATAACGTAGACGACGTATTCCAATCCCATAAAGATGTTTGGGATGGCTTAAAGTCATACTATTATAAGTTTAGGTCGGTACCTGAAGTAGGTGTTCTACAGGACAAGTTTAGAGATTTTGATCCTGTAGAAACATCTGCAGAAACTGGATACTATCTAGAGCAGATGAAGTCTGAATTTCTTGGCAACAAGATTAAGACTGTATTGTTGAATTCTGGAACAGCTCTTAAAGAGAATGCTCCAGCAAGAGTTCTGCAGCAAATGCAAATGCAATTAGCAGGACTAAGTAAGTTTACCAATAACGTAAGAGACTTGGATATCACAGATATTCAGGCAGCAACAGACCACTATCTATCTGTTAGAGACCGCTCATTGGCCATGGGTGGTTCTCCAGGAATTCCTACAGGGTTTAAAGCAATTGATGCTGCATATCCTACTGGAATGGCTCCTGGGCATCTCATGGTTGTTATTGGTTGGCCAGGACGTGGTAAAACATGGATGACCTCATACTTGGCTTGTAAGGCTTGGGAACAAGGCTTTAAGCCAATGATTATCTCTTTGGAAATGTCTCCAGAGAATATGCGTGACCGTATTTATACGATGCTTGGATCTGGTATGTTTAGAGCAAGTCAACTGCAGAAGGGTGATATAAATCTAGACGACTTCAGTAATTGGGCTAACACATCATTTAAAGATAAGCGTGGGTTTATCTTAGTATCGAACGAAGGCACCAATGAGGTCACTCCAGCCACTGTTCAAGGAAAGATTGACCAGCATAGACCAGACTTAGTTATTCTGGACTATCACCAGCTGTTCAATGACAACAAGCGTTCTAACTCAGAAGTAGAACGTAACCGTAACATCTCCCGTGAGTTTAAACTACTTGCGGTAACTAACAACATCCCTGTAATTGACATTACGGCAGCGACAGCGGATGACATTTCTGATCATGATGCTCCTCCTATGATGAGTCAAGTAGCGTGGTCAAAAGCTATTGAGTATGATGCTGATATCGCTCTAGCGGTTCATAGACACCCTGATACAAACATGATTGAAGTGGTTTCTAGAAAGAATCGCCATGGACGAGACTTTAGCTTCTTTTTGGACTGGGATATCGATAGGGGTATAATTAAAGAACTGTACGAGTAGATAGGCTTGCAGTTTGACCCACAAAAGAATAAAGAGATTCCAGATTGATGGAATATTTAAGGATGATTCGGACATGATCCGTCTCAGACATCAATATGAAAAGACGCTCATCCACCAGATGCGGGATAGCGGATATGTGCAAGTCCTTGACATAGACCCAGCCTTTTCGGTATCATATAATAGCGAACAAAACAATTGGTCCTTCATGCTTACTATGCATGGAGTTTATGTAGGAAAGGTAAAAGCATGGCATATAGAGGGGTGCTCAAACGGCAGGATGCTTCCACGCAGTATACAGAGCGACAAATTAAAAAAGTCCTCAAAGCAGTCTCTGTCTCAATCGTAGGAGAAACAGGAAACGATTTTCTCTGCCTATGTCCAATTCACGGAAATAGGAATACACCAAGCCTCTCAGTATCAAAAACCACTGGATTGTTCTTGTGCTTTAATCCATCATGCGGAACTAGCGGATCATTAGTTGAGCTAGTTAAAACTGTTACAAAGAGAAATGAGTTTGAATCTCTTCGACTTATATCTAAATGTGTAACAGATTCATTACAGGATTTCGATGAGCAGATCATCGAAGTGTTAGAAGAGAAGCCAGAGTTCATACAATTCGATACTCTTATTTTGGATAAGCTTTGGCAAGGAATGAATGAGTCTTCAGAGGGTCGTGACTATATGCACTCTCGTGGATTCGATGACGATACAATTACATACTTTCAAGTTGGTTACTCAAAAAATATGGACATGGTTACAGTTCCAGTTCATTCTCCAGACGGAATGGCAATCGGAATTGTTGGACGTGGGGTAAAAGAGAAGAAGTTCAAGAACTCTACTGGATTACCTAAGACCAAGACTTTGTTTAACGTTCATAGAGCTAAACGTTTATCTTCAACTGTTATTATTACAGAAGCATCATTCGATGCTATGCGTATTCATCAGGCTGGATATCCAAACGTTGTAGCTACACTAGGTGGGCACCTTAGCCCAACAAATTATGACTTATTAAATAAATACTTTACTAAGATCATCATCGCCACAGACTTCGATGATAAATCTACTCATAATGGAAAGAATCCTGGGCGGGACCTAGGCAATTCAATCGCTAATAAACTTAAGAATAAAGATGTCTTATGGGCTAGTTATGATTATCAAGTTGTTTATCCACATGGAGCCAAAGATATTGGTGACATGACGGATGCAGAAATAAAACAATGCATTGAAAAAGCAGTACCAAATTATGAATATGCCTCTTGGGAAATCTACTAAGATGGTGTATAATAGAAATACAGAGTCATCTATAGACTCAAATATCGGAAAAGGAAAAATATAACATGGCAATTGTCAAAGGACTAAAGAGCATCAATGCCGTACTTGATAAGCCAAGCGACTCAGAGGGTTCAAAAGCTCGTTGGGTAAAGCTAGCAGACGGCGAAAGCGTAAAGATTCGATTCTTACAAGAGTTGGATCCAGATTCACCAGATTACAACGAAAAGGCTGGACTAGGTTTTATTGCAGCCGAACACACAAATCCAAAGAATTATAAATCAAAGGCACTCTGCACAGCAGATGATCAAGGCCGCTGCTTTGGTTGTGAACAACACAGAAAAGACTACAAGGCAGGCTGGAAGGCTCGCTCACGTCTATACATCAACGTTCTAGTTGACGACGGTAAGGAAGATCCTTACGTTGCAATTCTCTCACAAGGTACAAGCGGTAAGTCAATTACCCCAACCCTTATTGAGTATGCTGGCGAAATGGGCAGCATCTCAAACCTAACATGGCGTCTAAAGCGTAGCGGTACAGGTACCTCTACAGAATATGTCGCAATCTCTCTTGGCCAAGATAAGGAAAAGTTCGACGGATCAAAGTATGAACTTTACGAATTGGAAAAGGTAGCAGTCAAGGAACTATCTGTTGAAGAGCAGGAAAAGTTCTACATGTTCGGTGAAACAGAAGACTCAGAAGAGTCATCTGAGGGTTCATCAAGTAACGTAGAGTGGTAAATTGTTGGTGGGGGAGCAATCCCCCACCACTTAACTAGAAAGGTATTATGTCAAACTTTACGCACCTACATGTGCATTCACAGTATTCAGTTATGGATGGTTTAAATACCCCATTAGAGTTAATGAATGCTGCAAAAAATCTAGGTCAAACAGCAATTGCAATCACAGACCATGGAACATTATCTGGTCACAGAGATATGCAAAAGGCTGCTATGGAAACTGGGATTAAACCAATCCTAGGAATCGAAGCTTACATTTCAGCAACCGATAGATTCGATAAGCGAGATACCAGTAAGCGTGACGACAATACCTCAATCTTCAACCACATCATCCTGCTTGCTCAAAACAAGCAGGGTCTGAAGAATTTAAATAAGCTTTCTGAGATAGCATGGACAGAGGGCTACTATCACAAGCCACGCATTGACCGTGAGATCTTGGCGGAGTATAAAGAAGGACTCATAATCCTATCTGGATGTATGAATGGACTTATCTCTAAAGCACATGAGCGTGGAGAGATTAACGAAGCCAAGATGCTTGCCAAATGGTTTAAGACTACATTTGGTGATAACTTCTATATGGAGATTCAGCCACATAATCCAGTTGAACTTAATAAGTTCCTGTTAGAGTTGGCGGATGAAGTTGGCATTAAGCCTATTGTTACTGGGGACTGCCACTTCTCAACTAAAGAAGAGAGAGCATTAGAGGAAGCAATGCTTATCCTTTCTACATCTCCAAAGGCTAACAAAGATGCGGACTTCGAGAAGTCTCGTCAGATAGACAACATCTTTGAGCGATACAACTACCTATACCCAGATCGTAAGATTAGTTTTGAGGAACTAGACGTATATGTAATGTCTAGAGAAGAAATTGAAGTGCAGATGCATGCACAAGGTATTACACGCACAGACATTTATGACAACACTATGGAAATTGCAGACTCTATACAAGAGTATGACTTCCTACAAGATTTAAATATCCTTCCACGCCCAAAAGAAGATCCAGATAAAACAGTTAGAGAAATCTGCTGGAAGGCTATGGAAGACATGAAGTTAACTTCTAGTTGGTTAGGCAACGATACATATGAGCTAAGACTAGAAGAAGAGCTAGAAGTTATTAGTAAGAAAGACTTCTCACCATACTTCTTGGTTATCTCAGACATGATTAACTGGGCTAAGTCTCAAAATATTAAGGTTGGTCCAGGTCGTGGTTCTGCAGCAGGCTCGTTAGTTTGTTATTTGCTAGGAATCACTGAGGTTGATCCTA